CTGATAATGGAGGCAGTATTGTATCGTTTTCTTTCATACTTTATATTTTTTTCTCTCTATTCTAACTTCTTTTCTCTTCAAGTCAAGTTTTTTAATTTTCTTTAAATGGTTTTTGTATTCACTTCCTATTGTATTAATATAACTTGCAGCTATACCTAAAAATGCATTGCGTTTTTGTAGTTCTCCAATCTCTCTATCTAACCTTTGCAATTTTTTAAAATTGGTCGAAGAAGCACGACTCGAACGTGCGCCACTCATGCGTCCATGGTTGTTCTGTCCTCCTAAACTATTCTTCGTCATATTTCAAGTCAAGCCAATTTGTCTCTTCTGGCATTATTTCTACTGTTACTCCAGCTTCTTTGGATTTGCTAATAATGTTGTTTAAAACTCCATGCCCATACATAGTAGCACCATAACGCTTTTCATTACAAGAATAAACAGAACCAGAATAACCTTTAAACAAATAGAAATTTCCTTCTTTTGTTACTTCTGTAATTCCGCTATTCAGTTTCCAAGAATCTCCATCTAAATATCCACCATGCCAACAAGCAAATACTTTATAAGTCAAAGGAAATTCTTTTCCTCCGATCTTAACAACCAGCCATTTGTCTGGCGTGTATATATTGTCTGTTAAACGCTCCATAATTATTTTAAATATTTTAGAGTATATACGAAAATTTTCTACACTAAAACAATATTTTTAGGTCATTTTGATTAAGTAAAATATAGAGTAATCTTTAAAGTTCTGACCTTTAAAGAAACCAGCACACTAAACTGGCTGTCCTCTATAAAATATATTTACACGCTAAAATGACGAAAGCAACGAAAAATTCAAAGCAAACTACTACAGTAGGTAGTTATTCTTTTTATTCAAAAGATCTCAATGCAAAGAAGTTTGATCTCTTTGTAAAGAAAGCAGAAGCAATAAGAGATTACAAGAATGCTTTATCCTTAGAGATATCTTCAAAGCTTCTTTATTATGCTGAAATGTCTAAATTTGATCTTCTGAAACTTTTTGGAACGCAAACCAATTTTTTAAATCCAAGCTCTTTAATGAGAGGTAATGAGATCCAAAAAGCAGTTACGGACGTCTTCGATGCTTATCAAAACAAAATAGTGCAAGTCAAACAAAAGATGATTTTCGTCATTCAAAAGAGTATTGAGGTAGAATATTACAAAAGGAACACTAAAAACAATAAAAAAGGAGATGTGAGATCTTTTGAAATTAAAACAAAAAGCACTCCGCTTACTAAGACTCTTTCGTTCCTTGCTCGTTATGGAGCAGAAGATACTTTAGAATATGTTAATAAGAGATTAGAAAACGAAAAAGACGACAAGAAAGCTTTTTATGAAACTTTAAAAGGTCATATTGAAAAGTTTGGCTTAGAAAGACTTTTGAAATTAGCTTTGAAGAAGAGGACCAGAATCCTCGATCTTTATAATCACCCTGTTGAGTTCACTTCTTTGTCTTATAGATCAGCAGTTCAGACAGAATTACCCTTTTTACAAAACTCGGAGAACAAGAACTTTTGCAACGGAATGGTTTGCATTCCAGGCTTCTTAGGAGTACGTATGTTTGTGCCAGTTTCTTTTAATACAAATCACCATGGCCATTTAAACCAATATAAGTCTCGGGAATATATTGTTTGCATCGAGGAAAAAAGAAAAAGAATAAGATTCATTTGCACGAAAGAAATTCCTAATGTCATTTCTCCAGAAGGAACTGAATATCTTGGAGTAGACACTAACATCAAACACAATCTCTTTGCTACTTCAGAAGGATCTGAGGTCGACATAGACAGAGATCTTTTTCAAGGCTATATTGCTTTTCTGAGAAAGCACCAAGAAAAGAAAGAGCACTCAAAAGGTGAGGACCGGCAGATGGATCTTTGGCAAGAAAGGATCCTTTGCATGCTAAAGAAGAAGGCAAGAGAGCTCGTAGATCTTGCTATACAAAACAACAAAGATCATATTATAATGGAAGACCTGAGCTCTTTTGGAAAGTCTTTTATCAAATCCGAAGAGTTTGACGGATTTAAATATTCCAGGATTGCTCATTTGCTAAATCTTTCTTCTCTAAACAAAATTGTTAAAGGAATCTGCAAGAAACTTGGTATTCGGTTAACGCTCATTCCTTCACACTATACTTCTCAGTGGTGCTTTCATTGTGGTCACATCGACAGAGCAAATAGACCAAATCAAGAAACTTTTAATTGCGTTTGTTGTGGACACGCAGCTAATGCAGACTTTCATTCTTCACAAGCTATCAAATTGATAGGTTCTTCAGACGTTCTGAGGAGCAATATGCTCGTGAAGGACAAATCATCTGATTGGATCCCAAAGAGGCTCGTAAAGGGGTTTATTAGGAAACAATTAGAAGACATAACTCCTAAGTTAGCTTTTCAGCTAGATTGTCAAAGACTTGTAGTATAGTTTTTGATAGTTATTAGTATTTATCAAACCAAGTTAGTTCTACTTCTTCGTCTGTTTCTTCCAGTATAACACCAGTTGAAGAAGAAGCAACACTAATTTTCTTTACTGTGTAAACTTGTCCAGAGACTAGCTTCTTTGCATTCTCAATTCTATTAGTAAACCAATGCATGGTAGATTCTCTAAACACAATCTTGTCTCCAACTTTAGTGTTTTGGTATGTTGCGTATTTTTTAGGTATCATAATAATTCTGTATTAGCAAATTTATTTCCAATTACCTTGACTTCACAATAATCGTTCAAATGAGGCAACCAAAAAAAGCTAAGAGTTCCTTCGTGTTTAATAAATTTTGCTAAATATGCTCCTTCAACAAATTGAATCTCTGCTTTATGTAAGCCTTCTCTGTCTTTTCTTTTTAATTCAATTATGTCGCCTTCCCATATTTCATTTCCAAAATCGTCTGTTAATCCTGTGTATTGAGAAGGAATAAGCATACTATCTTGCTCAAACAATTCATCAACATAGCCGTTATATTTGTATTGTTCTACAAATGCTTCTCCATGCGGACTCCAGAAACGAAACTTTATACTTCTCATTATTTAAGAAAATTATACATGACAAACCATATATTGCAACAAATTTTATTAAGTAAATAGATATGGCCGCTCTACTCAAAGTACAATCCGGAAGCAAAGTAAAACTATTCGGAAACACGAAAATGCTTAATACGGTTAATTGGTTTCAAACTGATATATATAATTATACTACAAATGCAAATATTACAGGAATGCAATTTGGCTTTAATTCAGGTACTGATGTCGCTATTGTCAATGAGACAAGAACTCTCCAACAAACCATAGTTTCAGACCAACCTTTCAATATTACACTTTAAACATATGTTATTATCTCTTTCATCCATAAGCCCAGTTACGATTTATTCAATTAACCTTGGCACTAGTACTCCTGCTGTCAGCCCTTCCATCAACCTTTCTCAGTTTACTGAATTAACTTCATTTAATGGAGGAACTAATTCATTAAGATCGATTACAGGATTTTCGTATCTTGGCAATTTACAGGAGATGACCCTTGGCACCGTTTTGTCTACAGTAAATTTTGAGTACAAAGACCTTCCTGTAAATTTAAAATTGTTTTCTGTTACAACAGAGTCTCCTCAACTTGTTTGTCAAATTAAAGGCACGTTTAAAGATCTTCCGAGAAGTTTAGAAAATTTGGAAGGTGCATCCAATAATACTTTCTTGTCGGGAGATATTGCTGATCTTCCTCGCACATTAAAAACAACAGAACGTATGCGTTCTGGTTACTATTGGGGCAGTTTAAGCAGTACTCCGCCAAATATGACTAATTTGGGTCTAGCGACTAATTCTCTGAGTAACTCTATATCCGGAAGATTCATAGATTTGCCTTCTAGTTTAGTTGAATTATCTTTGTATGAAACACGTGTAACGGACTCGTGTCAGTTTGTATGGAGCGAAATACCTTCAACTCTCAAACAGCTGACTCTGACTACTGCTAATGTTAGCGGAAGCATACTCGATGCAGATCACCTAGAAACGTTAAGTCTGGGCCGTAACATGGCATTCTTTCCAGTATCATCTATTAGTATCGAAGATCTTCCAAGAAATTTAACGTATTTATTTTCTCAATGTAATTTACGTGGAAGTATTAACAGCCTGCCTTCCTCACTGAGTGGAGTTCTAACTATAGCTAGTCCTGTGTCTGGTACGCTTGCTGGCATTCCAGCTGGAGTTACGGAAGTTAGTATCGGAGGTTCTACTGCAGCTGGATGGTGGGGTAACGCCATCGTTAGTGGCAATATAAATTTGTTAAATACTCCCGTACTTACTAAATTAACGCTTGCAGGAGCAAATACCGTTACTGGTAATCTGTCCGGACTTCCCCGCTCATTAACAAACTACGTACACACAAATACTCAAAATAATATGTCGGGGGATATTAGTGGGTTGCCTGCAAGCTTAGTGTATTACGATAATAGAGGAAGCGCGTCAACAGTGTTTGGAAGTGTAGAAAATTTGCCAAGAAATTTAACTTATTTTTCTCAACAAAACAACAGTTCTACAATTGGAGGCAATTTATCAGGTCTTCCGAGCTCATTGACTGACTTGTTTTTAGTCGGCACCAGACATAACATAAAAGGCCGTATGGAAGATCTTCCACGGTCACTTGATACTTTTAGTGTTACAGGTTCAGCAGCTTCTAATGGACAAACCACTTCTGGCAATCTATCAGGTCTTCCTTCAACATTGGTAACGTATTCTAATACTGGAGCAAATACAGTTACAGGAGACATTCAGTACCTCCCGCAATCAATTGTCTCTTTTACTATTGCAGGAAATCAAACAATTGGTGGAAACTTGTCAGGCTTGTCCAATAAAACCAATCTCACAACATTTAGTGTTAGTAATACATCTACTACGAATGGACTACATTCTTTATTCGGAAACCTGTCAAGCTTACCTTCTTCTCTCAGAACACTTAATATAACTGGAAGAAAAGCTAACTTTAGTTACTATGATGGATTTACTACAGGGTTTGAACAAAAGACTTGGACCGACAGCGTGCAATCGTTTACGTTTAATGTTTCATCTGGAACGTTTCCAGCGTCTCACCTATCAACGCTACTAGTAGATTTAACTGCTTGTAACTGGACCCAATCAACACGAGTACTGAACGTCGGAGATTCTTCGATGCCTATCATATCTATGTCTGGTTATCCATTAGCTCGTCAAGCAATTGAATTTTTGAGATTGCCAAAAGCTTCTGGAGGAAGAGGTGTAACTGTTACTGTATTGACAGCAGCTTAATAGGTTTTTATCTTGTTTTTAAGATTTCTTTGACTTGCTCTGGAGTCCAGCCTTTTTGAATTGCTTCTTTAATTAGATTGGCTTTGATTTCTGTTTCTTTCACATCAGTATACGCCACACAGCCCATAAGGACCAAGCTAAGAGCAATAAAAGAAATACAAGCTACAATGAATGGATCAATTTGCGTTTTCATATTATTTTTTAATTAAATCTTTGTAGTTTCTACCAAGGGTTTCTAGATAATGAGCAAAGTCGTCAATTTCGTCAACTTCATTATATGTATTATAAATGTAATCGAAAAGATACTCTTCTCCCTCTTCAGTTAATTTCAATCCTCGAGACAATTTTTGAAAATAATCTTCTTGAACGTCTTGAAGTTTTTTGAAGAACTCTTTAACTTCATATATTGCATCTTCTGGATGTTTTCCTTCTGGTGTGTATGGTGATGTAAAGTCGCTCATAGTTCTATTGTATATGTTGTTTTTAATTTTACAAGCTCAAATTCCAGAAAATTTTCATTACCATAATTTGGCATACCATTGAAAATACTACATTTTAAAAAAGTTTCCAAATAACCTTTTGTTCTCGATATGGTACAATGTTTAAAATCTACCAAAGTTATAACAGTAACAGTTAACTCTAATTCGTCATTTTCAAACAAAACCCACTTTTTTGTAGGTTTATGAAAAGCTGCATAACGATATTCATGAAAGGTTTCATTTTCCATCTTCGTTGTTATAACAGTAAATTGCAAACAAAATACACAAAAAAAGCGATACGCATGTTAAAATCGGTACAAACATGTTATTGTGTTTCTTTCCAACCCCATTTTAAATTAAACCAAGCATGTTCTGTTTCTAGCATTTGTTTAGTAAACTTGAGATCTTTTTTGCCTTCCGTTATAAACCACTTTTTAAATTCTTCTGATTGTTCTTTAGTCCAATCTTTTTTACTATACCAATCTTCTTGATCTGCAAAGTCTCCATCAAATGATTCAAAACCAACCATTTGAAACATTTTATCTAGGGCTTTTCTCAGGAATTTGTCGTAATTCTTCATAAATTAATTCTACAAAATTATTAAAAGTTGTCAAGCAGTTTGTTTTCTGATTGCGTACAAAATTGAATATTCTGCTTCTGTTACTGAATCTACCAACATATCCGAATGGGGCAAAAATTTGCTAAATAAAAATTTATAAAAATCCAATCTCTTTGGATCATTCTTTGCTACACGGAGGACCACAATTTCGCTCGGCAAAGCCTTTCTGCTTGCCCAGCTATCAATCAAAGCATTTTTTAGCGTTATGAAAAGCTCCTTTGAAGACAAATTAACTTCTCCTGTTCTATCAATTCTTCCCTTCTGGTCCTTGAACACGACCACACAAGCTTCTTCGCCGTCTTTGATTGTTGACAGCTTCTCCTTATAATTTTGAGTAAGTTCCAAGTCTCTGCTTAACAAGGCCTCCATTCTTTTCTTGTCGAACAATTCTCTGGCTTTCTTGCCTTCAACATATGTGATTGTTACGAAGAACAATAGACCATTATGTAATTTGATTTCATATGTGTCATTATTCGAATTAGTTTGAATTTTTTCAAAACTTTCGAGTAAATATCCATGCAAATCTAAAGTAGATAAATCTAAGAATTCTTCGTCAATTTTGTTAAATTTATTCCAATCAAAATCTTTTCCGTCTATCAAAAAGTAGTCACTCTTTCTGATGGATTCGTACAATCTTTGAATTTTTTTATCGTCAAAAATCACCTTGCTTGATTTGCTGAAACCACTCTTTGAGTTCTTCTGGTCCGCCTTCATCAACCCACTTCTGATAAGACATCCAAATTAATTGAAATTGTTCAGGATCACGATTCATTCCCTTCCCGTCTTCATATTTTTCAATATATTGCTTTAAAAGAGGATCATCATGTCCTTTGAAATCGACATAAAGAAAACCAGTCCGGCCACAAATCAAACTAATTGAACTAACTTCTTCATAAAATATATTGTTTTCTTGAAACCAACGAATTTGTTCGAAATCGACTTCTCCGTAGCACAAATCGTACTCATCTTGCTTTGAAGTTATGTCTAAAAGAAATATGTCTCTCTTCTTTTCGTCGAAATATTCGTGAACAGTTTTTATAAGTTTTGGCATTTTAATTTTCTCCTTCTTCGTCATGTTGGAAATCAACTTCGCAGCTAATTCCAAAGTGTTTCAGAATATCTTCAATAACAGTCAGATCACAAAAGGCATCACTCCCATCAGTGACTTTTTTGCCGTCTATGAAATATTGATAACCTGTCTCATAACAACAACCATCTCCGCATTCGTGAGTGTAGTGTTTAACAGTTAATTTATGAACTTTATCTTTCTCAGTTTTCATCAAATTTTCCAAGTCATGGTTTCCACTGTGTCATAACACGAACTGCAAGGTTCTGAGTCATGCTCATAATCATCATATTGAAAAAGTTGTACGACATCCTGGAAGGAAATTGTGTTGTCTCTGATACTCTCTTTAATCTTAACGAAAAGATAATCTAAGATTTCTTCCTGTCTTTCAAGTGAAATATCAGAAATAGGTTCTTCGTTTACATAAAAGTTAAACGCAGTGCAGCCAGTCACTTCTTCAAATTTATATTTAGTGTTTTCCATGTGTTTCTTGTAATTCTTTTTCTACAATTTGTTCTAATTCTTTCATGTCTAATTCGGATTGTTCTTGAATATGATACTGAAAAATTAGCATTATTGTCAGTACTACAAGACCAACAAAAAAAGCCAAAAGATTAATTTTTATGTTCTCCGTTATATATTTCATATTCCTTTGCACCTTCTGCTGCTTCTTTGTAAAGCATGGGTCCAACTAAAACGAGCGGATCTTCTTTGGCTAGAGCATAAACATGCAAAACCGTACCATAAAGTTTTCTAGCTAATTTTTTGAGTTCTTCATTCTCGACCAAAGCCTCTGCAAGTTTACTACGGAGATCTACAGCAGCATTAATTTCTTCAGTTCCATATTCTTCTATTTCCTGAAGTTGTTGCTCTAAATTATTTGTCAGATATCTTCCGTATTTCTTAATTGCTTCTCTTGCATAAGAATCTAGTTTCTTTAAGCATCCATCAGCAGATAAACCGCTTTCATAAAAAGCAGCTTCCTCGATTATTGTAATTTGTTCTTCAGTCATTTTAAAAAATTTACAAGATTAACTTCGAAAATCAACTTCTTTAATGAATTTTGGATCAATTCCAGACATTACGAACCCTGCATAAAAATAGTTTGGTTTGTAATCAAAAGATTCGTCAAGATAGACGTTGTGCAAATCTAACAAAGTTTTGTCAATTTCCAAACAAACCATTTTAGGAGGTTCTTTTTTATCTTCTTCAGAAGCTTTTGGATCACTCTGAATTTTTTGAAATTTATTTTCTGCTAAAGATTTTTTTAAACCACTGATAACAATTTCTGGCTGCTTTGTGAAAAATATGTAAACTCTACTTCCAGAGTGTTCGAAAGTTGTTTGACTGTCTTTTGGAAGCAAACCATATTTTAAAATTTTCTCTTTCTTCTTGAGAGTCGTGACATGAAATAACCTACAACCTTCGAGCATGTTCTTTTCCAGCAAAATTGGATATTTTGGTTCAAGTTGATGCATCTTTGATCCGCTAACTTCTGAACTTTGAACGATTGAATAACCGTAAGCTCTTGCAATCACTTTTAGTTCATTCAGTTCTTCAAAAGAAGATTTAAACAAAGCTGTCAGAGTGTTCGGTTTTCCAAATTTATATTCAAGCTTGCTTTGGAACAAAGGAATATCTTCAATTTCCAAAATTTGATTTTTGAATTTTTTAAGAAGAGCTTTTTTCAAATGGTCAGAGCCATAAGAAACTCCGAGTCCTTCTTCAATAAGAGTTTTTTCTTCTTGGTTGCTAACAAAGCTCTTTCCGAGAACTCTTCTGAAAGCTTCTTCAAACTTGAGCATCTGCTTTTTTATCCTTCTCTACCCAATATTTTTCCGTCTCTTCATTGCAAGCAACATAACCATTCTTTCGAGCTTCTTCGTAACACAAAGTTTTGTACCAACCATTCTTCTTACAAAGAGACCCATACTCTCCAGTTACTTCGCAAATTTGGGCAGACTTTCTTTCTGCTTCAGAAATAATATCGTCAATGATATCCCAATCTTCTCGTGTTCCACCTTCGCTTGTGAAATAGAAAGCCAAAATTCCGTACTTTTCTTTCAGCTGCGTGGCGACGACCTGTACGTTTCTGCCCTCTTTTAAACAAAGATCGCAAAAGTATTGCAGCTTGTGCATGCACTTATCAAGAAGAACTTTCCAGCCTCCATCCATTTCTATTCCCCATGCCATGCAAGTCTTCATTGGATCTCCCTTATAATCACGAAGTATTTTGGGATATTTTTTGACGAGATCGAGTTCTAATTCTTTATCCATAAATTTATAGTAATACTTTTGTAGGCGTTTTCAAGCAAATTTTGAAAAATTTTTTCTGCTCTTTGTTTGTTTATGGACTACTTTGACGTTAGGGTGCTTCTTTCTCCAAGCAATCCATTTGTTAATTTCTTCATGTTCTTTCAAAGACTCGATTGAGGCATGACTCTTTTCGATTTGCTTATTGGTCAACGTTGCATGAATTTGCTTGTGACAATCTTCGCACAACAAAACTGTACAGATTCCTCCTTGAGATTTAGGAAGAACATGGTGCTTCGAAGTTCCTTCTGAAACTTCGCACAAAGCACAAATTACAATTTTTGTGCAATTATTTTTAACCATTGCTCTTTTGTAATTGGTTTATTATCAAGAATTGCAAAAGCATATGAAGCGTTTGACTGATAATTTTTCTTGATCATTTCTGCTTGCTCTTTTCTTGTCTGAACTTTTCTGATGTCATGAACCATTTCAAGCATGTTGTCAACATACTTCTTTGCTTTATCGCCTGCGTCACAAATTTTTTCAATTTGTTGATTTAAATCTTTTGCAATCTCGAAGTCAAATTCTGTTTCAATTATCTTTAAAAAATCTGTAACAGAAGGCATTTCTCTATCGACATAAAACTCTAGCAAGTTTTTTTCGTTATTGAGCGTAGACTTGATCCTATGAAGATACAAATATCGGTCGGCTTTGGTCTTCTTTAATACTTGCCCGTTATTGCCATATAAAACGATTCCTTCACCTTTCTGCCATTGTTTGACAGATTTGCACATCGAATCAATCGAATCGAATTTGTAACGGATTGGTCTGCAAACTTTCCAGTCTTTTGCAAGCTCGTCAAGATCATCTTGTGGCAGATAAGAATAGTCTTCGTGTTTGATAATTCCTGTAAGCCACAAGGTTGGCTCTTCTGCTTCTCTTTCAACAATAACATTCTTTGGCGAATACCACTCACAAACAATTGAATATTGTTCAGAGTTCAAAAGATCATTATTAAAAATAAATGGATATTTCTCCTTTAGAAAAGGAATTTCGTCCCCATTCTCTAAACCAGAAGCGTCCACTGTTCCTCTGGTTCTTGCAATTAGTTCTCCTTTAAACTTTGAAACAATTAGAGTGGATCCATCCATTTTGTGGATAAACTCAATTTCCGCATTTTCATCAAGAGGCTCGAATTCTGGCTGCTCGCCAAGATTTGTAAATTTTTTCCAAGACGCGCTGATTAATTCCCCTTCATCAGACCATATAGAGGAACGAAATATTTTATTCTGATCAGACCAAGTGACTCCAATATGGTAAGGAAAAACAAGTTTGCAAGAAACACCAGCAATCACACAATCCTTTAAACAAAATTCTTCCTCGGAAGGAAACTGACTAATTCTCATTCAAGAATTATCAGCTAGTTTGTGCAGACAGTCAACACTGAACTGTTTATTCTCGAAACTCATGAATCTCATCAATATTCAAAAGTCGGTGGACGCAACCATCAATGTTTTCTGACCAAGAATCATGCATGTGTCCATAAAAATGATACTTTGGTTTGCAGAGCTCAACAATCTTGTCGAGTTTTTCTCGTTCTTCTTTTAGCTCTTTAAGCAGATCGGTTCCATGTTTCTCTTTCTCACATTCTGCCCAATCTACAACAATTGGAGCAAGTCTCGTCGGAAAGCAATAAGTTGGCGTGCTGTGAGTAACTAGAATGTCTACTGGCTGGCACAAATCTTCCCTCAAGACAACAACTTCATCAGACCAATAGGAAATGTATTCAGTTCGGCCTTTTCTATCAATCGAAATTGCTCCACCAACAAACAAAATCTTCTTATCATTATATTGATAGACATCATAGTCTTCTGGCAAATGAACGTTTGATAACCTATTACGGAAAAAATTAAATCTGTCTTTGGAGTCATGATTGCCTCTAATAATAACAATGTCGTTATTGCACTCAGTAGCAAGATCATTCAAACCATTCAGAACCTCTGTTTCTCTATAGACGTCTCCAAACCCTAGCCCGTAATCTCCAACATGGATTATTAAGGAATTCTCGGAAGTCCTGCAAGCAATTTCAATTGCTCTGTTGTTTCCGTGAGTATCTCCAATAAAAATTAAATTTTGTTTTTTAAATGTTTTCATATTACCATCCATTTTCTTCGTTTTCTTTTTGAGATTTCTTTTCTTCTTCTATTTTTTCTGTTAGAATTTCTTTTAAACCCACTAGTGCCTCTTCAGGAGAATTGAATTCTTCTTCAATGTCTCTTAAAATATATCCTCTGTGTTGTACACTATATTTTGGCGGATCACCGTAACTCCATTTTGTTTCGATGTACCAATGAAAATCCCGGTCTTTACAATGGCCTTTTGCTGCCAACGACCTCCACTCAGCAGTAAGCTTTGTAATTTCTTCGACAATTGTCATTTGCAAAAATCTTTGTATTTTTTGTTTCTGTCTTCAAGAAACTCTGTGAACAACATCTTGTTGTCTTGTTCATCTCCGTTGAAAATGAAGTCAAAGAGCCATCCTTCTCCTTCTTCTGAAAGATTCAAATCTTGCAACAAGTTTTCAAAATATTGATTTTGAATTTTTGAAAGTTCGTTCAGAAAGGTTTTTGTTTCGAATATTGCATCGTCTGGATGCTTGTTTGATTTTGTATAATTCTTTGTGTTCATTTTTAAAGTTCATAAGGTTCTTGGACAACAACTTGATAATGTCCTTCTTCAGATTGTTCAATTTTTGTTGTTTTTCCTTTCGGAAGTGGCTTTGCTTTGAAAGCTTTATCGACAACGCCCCAAGCTTCACTAAAGTTTTTCTGATCAATTGCTTTTTGCAAGCTATTTTGATACTTTGAAGAAACTTTGAAAGACATTTCTGGCTTCCAGGATAGAACTTTTGGAAGCGGAACATCTGAAAACTGCATTGCTCCATCACCACTAACATCCATTACTTTTCTGAAGCCATTGTTCCTTTGATAGTGCATGTATTGTTCAATAGTTTTCTTAATCTCGAAAGCAACGGTGCCGTCTTTCATTTCTTTGCAGCCAACTCCAAATGAAGAGTTCGGATGATCAAGATGAGGATGGTTCTTCTTTCGTGCCCATTCTTCGCTTTCTTTTACAATTGAACCGCCTTCATTATATTCGTTGTCATACTGATCATAAAAGCCACCGTGACCATCATAGTTTCGCTCCGGATTCCGAGGAAAGGCAATGTGCCTTATAGTGTTCTCAATAAACTGGCTTTCTTCATAAGAAATATGACGATCTCCATAAGCTGTATCAATCGCCATTTTAATCTGGCCAGATTGAAGGCGTGAATATGTCTCCAAAGCTGTTACGAGAGTTGGCAGGTGCTTTTCATCAAACTCGATAACTACCTTTTTGGATTCTGCTTTTTTCTTCTTCATGATTTACATAAAGCTTCTACTCTTTTGGCTGGAACGTCAAGAAAAAAGATTTTAGACTCTTGATTATTTTAGAAGGCAAGAAATACTGTATGCCACTGTGTAGAAGGACCTGAGAATTAGAACAGCCCAGCAAATTTTGTCAAACCAATTAGCCTTGTCATTGTTGTTCATATATGCTTATGAAAGAAGGTGGAATGTTCTTAAGAACAAAAACTGCAACACAATTTGGTTTGTGTTCAAAAGATTCATCCAATAACAAATAATTATTCCTAACAAATTCTGAGTCAATCTCTAAAGCAACCATCGAATCTTCTTCGATGCCTTTGTCCTCGCTAAGCTTTGCTTTGAGAGACTCGACAAACAATTCAGGATTTTTCGTAGCGAACAAATATATGCGATTGCCTGGATGTTTGAAGGTAGTCTGACTTTCCTTAGGAGCCAAACCGATTTTTAAAATTTTTGGCAAAGAAGACTTTTTAGCAATATGAAAAAATCTAACAGACGGGTTATCAATCTTAATTTCGATCGGAAATTTTGGTTCGATCTGGCAAAAGTAACTTTCCGTCCCTTCAAAAAGATAATCTTTCTCTTCTTTAACGATGAAATATCCATTCCTGTTTAAAATTTTAAAAAATTCAGAATCAGGAACAAAATCATTTTTAAAAATGAAGGTCAGAGTGCTCGGTCTTCCAAACTTTGGTTGTACAGGCTTGTCTGGAAAAATTTTGACATCTTCAACATGAATAATTTTTGATTTATATTTTGAAAATATTTCTCGTTTGAGATTGTTTGAGCCAAAAGATACTTCCAGTCCTTCGAACAACTTTTCCTTTGCTTCAATTCTTTTGTGAAAAGTAGTTGCAAGAACTCTTTGTTGTCTAGAGTCGTCTAACAGATTATTTTCAAACAATCTGATTGCTTCATCAAATTTTTTCGTCATTTCATAAATTTGTTAATTTCAGTACCAAAATTATTTTTTCTTCTAGCAAGTCTTGAATGTTATTTAATAGCTTTCCGTCTTCTTCATTGTCATGAAATGTATAGCTTTCAATTTTTTCTTTGACGGCTTTGTCGATGTTCAGAATGTCGGAC